GCGGCAGCGCCGCTTTTTCTGCCTCAATGGACGACTTCTACAGGGGTCGAAATGACGCCTACCAAGGCGCACAAAACGCAGCTATTCAGGCCGGTGGCGCGGAGCAATCCAGGCTCTTCGGGTTAGGTTCGACGGCTCGACGTAATGCAATCTCTGAACAGAATTATCTGCGTGACTCAGTAGGCAGAGAGCAAGGCCAAATTCTTGGGCAGCAAGGCCAACTGGCGAGCCTGCAAGACAGAATTCGCAGCAGAGGCGCACAGGAACGTCTGTCGGAGCGCGAGGTTGGTCTTAATGAATCTGAGAGACTGCAAGCGTTACGGGGCAGGCAATTCACGGCGGAAGGTGCCGCCAGAGACAGGTCTGTTCAAGAGCAATTAATAGATAGAGATCGCCCGCTTGAGGAAGCGGAGCGGCTCCAAGGCCTGCGCAGCAAGCAATTCGGTGTGGAGTCGGCGGCTAGAGATAGGTCCACCAGCGAGGAATTAACGCTGCGAGGTCTTCCCGCTCAAGAGCAGGCCCAAATCCAAGCCATGCGTAGAGCGGCATTTGACGCACAAGGGCTGGAGAGATCGCGTGGCATTGGAGAGCAAGACAGTCTCCGCAACCGCGCACTGACGGAGCAGCAAGCTAACTACAATATGCAAGCCGGTCTGTTTGGTCTCGACCAAGGCGCAAGGCAGCGCGCAATTGAAGAGTCTGCGTATCTCCGTAACATGCCATTGAACGAGACATCAGCTTTGATGTCTGGCAACCAGATCATGAACCCGTCGTTTGGCGCTGCACCGAATACTGCGATTGCTAACACTGATTATTCCGGGTTGGTTCAGAACCAGTACGCGGGTCAACAGAACCAGTACAACCAGCAAGTCGCGGCTAACAATTCGAAACGGGCTGCAATGGCTAGTATGGCGGGGACGTTGGGTAGTGCCATGATAAGTGACCGCAGAGTTAAACAAAACATAACCAAGGTTGGCACACTTGATAATGGCCTTCCCGTTTACTCCTTCCAGTACATCTGGGGCGGTCCACAGCAGATCGGCCTTATGGCTCAGGACGTTGAGAAAGTTAATCCTTCGGCTGTTTCTGAGGGTGAAAACGGCATCAAGGGCGTTAATTACTCTGAAGCTGTGAAATAGGAGAATATCATGGCTCGATCTAGATACTCACAATCTGATTTATTTAAAAAAGCGCTAAAATTAACTGGCGGCAAAGGCGTTATTAAAAAGAAAAAACCCTCGTCACTAAAAGGCGCTGACTTTCCCACCAATATATCCATGTATGCTAACATCGCTAAACAACTTAGTGACGCCTATTCTGACAAGCAAGCTGCCACAGCCGACAAGGCTGACCGTGACGCTGCCAGTAGGATGTTTAAAGATTACTTAAAGCCCCAAAAAGATTGGAACGTGGAGACAGATGGCACGACCCCTGACGCGCTTCGGGCTGCGACAATGCCTGGCGCTCTTACCGGAAATGTAGGGGCGACGTATGACCCCAATGTGAAGCCCAAGCCTAAAGAGTATGAGTATGATGGAGAAGAAGGCCAAGCACTGCGTATGGCCGCAGCACTTGGCGCACCTAACGCAGCCCTTGGGTCACCACTGGACCCTGGGCAACCATACGCCGTAGGCACTGACGAAGAAGGCGACGACGCCAACTGGATGAGCGCCCCGGAACATGCAGAGTTTTATAAGAGAGCAGCAGCGGAAGCACAGGCAGGATTTGACGTAGATAACCCTACGGGCATGGCCCGCGTTGACCAAGGCAATTATGGCGTCGCTAAACCACAATCGTTCCTTGGTCAGATTTTTGGTGGTCCGGCTCCTGTTTCTGAAGAGCAAACTAACACTCTAGCTATGCGAAATCTCTTAATGGGCGATACTATTGCTAAGAGGGAACGTGATGAAGAGCGGGCATACCAGGAGAGCCTGTTACTCGCGGCAGAGGAGCGGAAAAAAACGTCCACAGCGCTGGGTGTAACTAACCGAAGGATCGACGACACAACTTTAAACAACCGTAAGATCGAAGCTGCAGAGCGCAAGAGATTAAATGATCAGGAGGTTTCGCGCGCAAAAGAAAAGCAGGATCGGATTAATTGGGACTATGAGTTTGGTAGAACCGACGAAGGCAAGAAAGCTGCCGCCAAGGTTAAAGCTAATCACGTAAAAACTAATGAACAAATGACACAATTAATAGATATTGCCAAGGCTCGGGCTGGCAATAGACCTCTAACATTAGAGCAAGGAAAGTCCGGTGGATTTGCCCTCCGCATGGACGGTGCCAACTCAGACCTTGATAAGATCAGATTTGGACCTGACGGCGTTGAGGGAACTAAAGATGACTACGACCCCACGGGAATGCGAGATGTATTTTCGGGCAAAGCACCTCGACTCCTTGCCAATCTTACAATGTCATTAGAGGGGCGATTGTTCAGGCAGGCTAAGGAGAACTGGGTGACTGCTAATCTGCGCAAGGAGAGTGGCGCAGTTATCACCCCCTCCGAAATGGATAATGAAGTTCTGAAATACTTCCCAGAATCTTTTGACACCCTGGAAATAATCAAGCAAAAGCAAGACTCCAGAGACAGGGCATACGCTGGCATGAGGACTATGGCTGATCGAGCTTACGATATAATGAAGCGCGAGCTAGCGAATGTTAAATCAAGGCGCACAGACGGCGGCGTGTATCGCATCAAAAAACAATAATGTACAAACCTAGGGCATAGCATGGAAACAACAGTAATACGGCCTGACGGTACGGAAGCGGTAGTGACGCATCCTAAGGGTGCGACCAGTGATCAGATAATTGCGCTTGCTAGAGCCATGCACGAGCGGGAAAAACCCGTGGAGACTGTTGCCGCAGTGACAGCACAGCCCGACTCGGCACCGGCAGAATGGAATGAGCTTCCTGGTAACCTCGCTCCCACATTAGGCAAGGCTGCTGTAGGTATGTATGACGGCCTTGTCCAAATGGTATCTAGCCCAGTCGATACCACTGTCGGCCTGCTAGAACTTATTATAGGAACTGCCAGTAGAGCTTTCCCTGACGTGGCTGAAGAAGAGGGCGGCCTGCAGAAGATGGAGGCGCTGTCCCGTGACGCACAGGACGCTATACTTGCACGTTACGGTGGATGGGCGGAACTTAAACAGACTGTCATTACGGACCCTGGCGGCGTTGCTGTAGACATTGCCTCGTTCTTTCTCCCGGCGATTGGTGCTTCCGCGAAAGTTACAGGGCTGGCTGGCTTGGCTAATAAAATTCGTAACTCCGCGCCTGTTACGTCAGCCGAAACGAAGTTGCGTAACGCTCCCATAGTTAAGGATTTAGAGAAAGTTATAGCCAGCAAAAACGCGCAATCAATGCAGACCGCGTTAAGGGTTGCAGCAGACCCAACTAAAATACTAGATAGCATACCATCGGCCTTGGGGAAAACTGCAAGAGGAGCCGGTAACGCAGCCATGCAGGTACTCAGTAAGACCACGGGGGTGGGCGTCGATAACTTTAAAGACCTATTTACTGCCGGGAAGGTCGGCAAAAACGACGCAGTTGTCGCAGCCAGGAATATGAGAAACCCAGATGACAACCTAGACGACATGATCGACTACGCCACGGACGGTGCGGAGAACCTGCGCCGCACCAGATCAGCGGAATACACGTCTGGCATGGGGCGTTTAGGTAACGACCCGACAGAGCTATCTTTAGATGGTATTAACGAAGCAATGGCTAAGGCCACGGCAGATAACTCCTTCCTTGATCAGCCCAAATCAAAGGCCAAACAGGCAGCCCTAAAAGAAGTCCAAAAGGAGATTGATGATTGGGCTGAGTTGGGCCCAGAGTACCGCACCCCTCTGGCACTCGACGCCTTAAAGCAGCGTATCAGCAGCCTTACCAATTGGAAGGACAAGACCTCTGACACAAACAATATATACGCAGGAACAGCCGGGGCAGTCAGAGAGACCATAGAAAAGCAGGCTCCAGAATATGGCAATATCATGCGTGATTATGCCTCTGCATCAGATGATCTTAATGACATAAAGAACTCTCTGGGGGCGTTAAAGAACAAGGATGTGACGCATAGGCGGTTAAGATCGTCTGGACAAAACGATGTAAACGCTGCATTCGGGCAACGCCGCGAATCCGTCAACCTACTCGACAGCGCAACTGAGGCGCCTCTAAAGCCAGCAATTGCGGGGCAGTCTGCAGCATCGTGGACGCCACGCGGCATGGCTGGCGCACTCTCCCCCATTACCGCCCTTGGCGCCGGAACGCTGTCGCCCTGGGCGCTGTTAGCGGCTCCGATTATGAGTCCTAGAGTTATGGGTGAGGCGGCACTGGCTACAGGCAGAGTGGCTGACAAGGTAAATAAATCAGGGCCAGCGTTGAAGGCGCGCATGGGGCCACGGGTTGTGGAAGCTCTAGGCCCCCAGAAACGGCCTGTTGGACCGGGCGAAGTCCCAAGCATGGAAGAAGCTCTCATCCCTAGCATTGAAGTTGGCCGGCTAACAGGTAGGGGTCTATCTAACACAGCTAAGGTCGGAATTGTGGTAGATAGACTAGAAGAACAGAAACGAGAGTCTGAAGAAAAACGGAAAAAACAACAAGCGTTACAAATGCTGCGCGCATTAATAGGAGACGAATAAAATGGCTAGGAATGGTTCAGGCACCTACTCAAATCCCTACAGTAACTTCGTGTCGGGGACTGTAATATCGTCCACTCAGGTCGACGCCAACAACAGCGACATCGCAACGGCGCTGACGCAATCAATTGCGGTCGATGGGCAATCCACTGTGACCGCCAACCTTCCAATGAACGCCAAGAAGCTTACTGGCCTTGCGGTTGGCGCTGCGGCGACTGACAGCCTTACCTTAGGGCAAGCCCAAGCCGAAGCGATGGTCTGGTGTGGGACGGCTGGCGGTAGTGCCAACGCCATCACATTGTCCCCCACACCCGCCATAACGGCCTACGCAGCCGGGCAACGCTTTGTCTGGAAGGCAAGTGGCAGCGTGAACACTGGGGCCACTACAGTCGCCGTTTCGGGCCTTGGGGCCATTGCTCTGCAAGATAATGGTAGTGCCTTAGCGGCTGGCCAACATCAAGCGAATAAGATATTTATGGGGATACTCGACACGACCTCGACGGTCCAGGTCACTCAGGTGCAGATAAGCGGAACTGATCCGCTGGTTGTGACTAGTTTGACGGTTTCTGGAACTGCCACTGTTGGCGGCGCTTCACAGTTTAACTCAACTGTAACCGTAGGGGCGGATGGAACAGGCTACGACGTTACGTTTCACGGAGATACCGCTAGTAGATATGTCAAGTGGGATGAGAGTGCCGACAGCTTGCTTTTTAGTGATAATGCCAAAGCAGTATTTGGCCAGCCTGGAAACGATCTACAAATAGTTCACGACACTAATAATAGCTTCATAACCGACGCTGGCACAGGCAACTTATATTTGGATAGTAACGCCGGAAATATCTATTTAAGAGTTAATGCCAGCGAAAACGCCCTTGAAGCTGTAGGAGATGGTGCCGTAACGCTGTATCACAATGGCAGTCCTAAGATTGCAACGAGTGCTGCTGGTGTAACTGTCACGGGCGGTGTCTCGGGTGTAACCGGCATCAACTCAGGCCAGATTGGCGGTAGACGCAACATATTCTATAACGGTGAGATGAAGGTAGCGCAGCGTTCTACTTCAGAGACAGGGTTGGGTGCAGCATCAGGCTATTTCACGTTAGATAGATGGCAGATGTTTAGCAGTACAGCGGGTCGTTTTACAATGGCTCAAATTGCTGACGGACCGGCTGGTTTTGCCAACTCTTTAAAACTTACAACCACTACTGCTGATACATCCATTGCGGCAAGTGAGATTATTGTTCTAGCTCAAAACATTGAAGGTCAGGACGTACAGCAGATTAAAAAGGGCACGGCTTCTGCGGAACAATTGACGCTTTCGTTTTGGGTAAAGGGGAACGCATCAGCCACCTATGTTGCGGAACTTTTTGATGCCGACAACACTAGGCAGATATCCAAATCCTTTTCCGTAACAACCTCGTGGGCTAAAATAACTCTGTTAATTCCGGCAGACACCACCGGAGTGTTGGACGATAATAATTTAACATCTTTTGGACTTAACATCTGGCTTCACGCCGGGTCGACCTACACCAGCGGCACTCTAAATAGCTCAGCATGGGCGGCGACTACTAACGCCAACAGGGCCGTTGGAATAAGCAGCATCGTTGACTCTACATCCCGCACATTCTTCATAACCGGCGTTCAGCTGGAGATTGGTGCAACAGCTACAGAGTTTGAACATAGAACTTTTGGTGAAGAGTTGGCTTTGTGCCAGCGATATCTTCAATCATCTTGGAGTCAAGGTTCTGCTATTGGGTCTACCGTGAGTTCAACGGCAAATGTAGTACAACAATCTTGGGGTTCGTCAAATTCAAGTGGCATAGCAGGACAAGCTTTTGTGTTACCAGTGACTATGAGAGCCATACCAACTTTAGTTACATATGATATAGCACTTAATACAGGCAAAGTGACTGCAATGAATGCAGGTGCAGGGCTGACAAGCAATGTGTCGGTAAATCAGAACTATACGACTACGAATGTGTTTCAGGTTCGTATGTATGCTAACTCACAGCATGGAATAGTATTTGCTTACACATTATCAGCGGAGTTATAGATCATGTATAAATTAACAGATAATACTCAAATCATCCGCATTTCAGATAGCGCATTTATTCCTGCTGACCCTGCTAACAGTGATTATGCTGCTTACTTGGAATGGGTAGAAGAAGGTAACACACCGGAAGCTGCCGACGTTCCACCAGCCCCTACATACAAAGAACTCCGCGCCGCTGAGTACAACCTCAAGACAACGGGCGAGCAGTTCGGGATGCAGTATGATGACGCCAAGAACAGCACGACGACTTGGGTCGATTGGCAGACTGAAATCAAAGTAAGAATCCCGGAGTAATGTGTCAAAATGGAGCTAGACGCGCGTCTGCTAATTACCTTGGCGGGGATGATCGCGTCTGTGGTCGCCTCATTTGTACTTACGCGCGCAAAGTGTGTCGAACTTGAAGAAGATATTAAGACGATCATCAAGCGTTTAAACCACTTAGATAACGATCTGGACAAGAATAATACGGCGACACAGATATCAGAGCAGCGTGTTAGTGTGCTTAGTAAAATGCTTGATCCTCAGTCGCGGGAAGTATTGCACCGATCTCTTGAACGTATCACGGTTGAAATAGAACATTTAAGAGTAGAATCAAACCGCATGGCTAAGATGCATAATGGCGAGCATCGGCCTATTAAGGACGGTGATTAATGGCACAGAAAAAACTACAGCCGGACAGCCAGTATCAAGCTCTCGATTTGGATGGCGATGGGACTGTGTCTGACGCTGAACTGGCTGTGGTAGAAGCTCTGGAGACTGCTGAGAAGATGGATGCCCAGCGTAGGATGGCTTGGTCTGCGTTGGCTATTATGGCTTTGATGACCGGGCTTCTGTTCTTTGTGGTGAGTGAAAGTAGGTTAAAATCAATTAGTGACCTACTTGGTTTGGCGTATATAGCATTCTCAGGTATTACCTGCGCCTACATGGGCATGAGTGCCTACATGAGTCGGAAATAAAGGAATTATCATGATTGTATTAGATTGGATTGTCGGAAGATTTACAGAAGCGTCGAGTTATGCGGCAATAGGAGCGGCTGGCGTCGGAATTGGCCTTTTGACCGGTTATGAGGTTATCACTATTTCGGCGATAGCCGTAGCCGTCCTGGGGCTGGTACTAAGGGAAAAGAACCTAATTCTGTGATCCGGTTATACGTCCTGATCGTAGTGGTTGGCCTTGTGGGCGGTGCTATAGGAGGGGCATGGTACTATGTGACCTCAACCCAGGAGCGCATCGAGACGCTAATCGCAAACGACGTGAAGCTCCGCATGGCAAAACAGGTCTTAGACAACACGATTAATACCTTAGTTGCAGACCAGAAGAAGTTTGCCAAACTGAATACGGACCTGCGTGCGAACCTGGACAAGGCCAACGAGTACAAGGATGTGCTTATCGGTAAATTGCGAAAACATGACCTCAGTCGACTAAGTTTAAAGAAGCCACTTCTCGTGGAGGCCAGAATCAATGCAGCCACTGCCAAAGCGTTTAAATTGCTGGAAGCTCTGTCTGGCGCTGCCCCTCCTGTTAAGTAGCGGTGCGTGCAGCAGCATTAAGGATGTCCTTGAAGTTAAGACCGTGGAGATCGAACGTAGCATCCCGATCCAGAACCGTCCCCGGCCATTGTTATTGAACGATGTTCATTTTTATGTGGTCACGCCAGACACCCGCCAGAATTTTGAAACACGCTTCGAAAAAGAGAACGGCGGGCTGGTCTACTATGCGTTGTCGGTACGTCACTATGAGGATTTAGGGCTGAATTTTGCAGAGGTGATTAGATACATCAAGCAAGCTCAGGCCACCATCCAATTTTATGAGAATGCAGCGACACCAACAGGGAGTGTAAAATGATAGAACAACTCAAGAAAGAATTAGAAATAGACGAGGGATGCGTCAAAAAGATTTATCTGGACCATCTGGGCTATAAAACCTGCGGCATTGGTCATTTGTGTAAGGAAGGCGAACCGGAGTGGCGTTTAAACGTAGGCGACCCCGTTAGCGATGAACGGATTGCAGAGTTATTCGCCGCCGATATTGGATGGGTTATAGCAGACTGCAAACAGGTATTCCCAGAGTTCGATACCTTACCACGAGAAGTGAAGCTCGTAATAAGCAACATGATGTTCAACATGGGGCTGCCAAAATTCCTTGGTTTCAAGCATTTTATCGCTGCCGTCCACAACAAAGCCTGGGAAAGAGCGGCTGCTGAAATGGCAGACTCACGCTGGAATGAACAGGTTCCAGCGCGAAGCAACCGTCTTATAAAACGAATGGAAGCAGTCGAGTAATCACAGCACGCTTGTCATGTGGCTACCCCATCCCACGACTGGGCGAGGGTATATCCGACCTTTGCCCTCAACTTTAAATTTGTCGCCTTGCAAGCGTTGCCGGTAACAGCGTTTATAGTGATCCTTACAATAAACGCTCGTACTGGCTCCAGGCGTTACCTCCTCCCCACAATAATGGTACGGATAGTCGCCCATCGGAAACTGGCACCCTGCCGCCTTTGCTGGAGGTACCAACGCCACCACAGCAACCTTCGCCGGTTTAGGCTCCCCAGCGGCGGCCCCAATCCGGTTTATCTTTCCAATTATCGAATTGCGGCTTCGATGCAGTACCGATCCAATGTGCCGCGCAGTCTTTCCAGCCTCCCACAATATTCTCATTGTATTGATCTCGGCTTCTGTCCACTCTTTTTTCATCTCATTCTCCCTCGCCTGGCTCTCAGGCGTATTTCTCGTAATTTCTCTGAGGTCCGGCGAACCTTTGCTTTGTGCAATTGCTGCCGGATCGAGTTTGGCGTTCGGCCAAACCGCGCACTCAGGCTGTCGATATCGTCCCCGGCACGCCAAGCGTTAAATAGACGTTGCAGGTCGGGGCCTGTCCAGACCTTGGGAACTGCTTTCTTTACCTTGTCGTCGTCTTCCAAGGCCTCACGGGCAATATTCGCATACCACGCTGCGCCCTCAGTGGGAATTAGGCTTGCGACATCCACTATATCCTGCAAGGCTTGCCGGAGATCGTCTATTCTTGTCATTTCTTCAACAGCCATTCATATTTGGTTGTTTTGGTTTCACAGCCGCCGCAGGTCAAATGTTTCCACGCAAAATTCTTGACGTGTTCAGTCCTATTACATTTAGGGCAATAAACGTCTCGCCCGCCGCCTTTTGGGGCGTGTGTCCATTTTGGTACCGGTACGAATTGATTACTGAGCGGCGTATCTTCGATCCACTCCGGTTTTGGAGTTAAAAACAGGCTTTTGATAAATTTGAACATCTTTTGCTCCTATCCAAAAACAATATAAACTGATGTCATTGACAACATAAAGGCAAACCAACCCAGCGTCTCCATCACTTTGAAGCGTTTTGGATGTGAACCTTGAGCAGGTTGCTCTTGGTCTGTTCGGACAGGCGAGTCTTGTCTGCTTCCTCGAAGTCTTTCCAGTCGGTTTCCAGACCAATGGTTTTGCGGTATTCCGTAATGCCGGGCCATTTGGTTTCTCCTTTTAAAAACTGTTTAAACTCTTCTAGCATTGTCATGCTACCAATTCCTTTCTCTGATTCTCCAGGTACAGATCAATGCTGCAATCTAAATCTGCACCAAGGCTAGCCTGTGTCGTGCCATCTTCTTGCAACTCAAGAATGGCGTAAGCATCATAATCATAGGCGATTATATCGCCAATCGCGTCATCCCAAGACGCGAAGGTTTGTTCGGCGGCGATTACTGCGCCGCCTTTTTCAATGAGGATTGTGTAGATCATTTTAATTTCCTTTTTCCTGAGCGGTCAGATTATCTAGTTGCTCAATATTTAATCACCTTAAATTGTTTATCCCCAAGTGTAAACACCTACATCACACAAAGATGTGATTTTATTTTTAGCATCCTCGCAGCCGTATCCAATGATCACCGTGTCGCCGCACGATTCTAGATATTTAATCCACTCCTTTTGAGGTGGTGAAAGTTTTCCGCCTTTCTCACGTTTCATCTCGACCCAGCATCGCCAGTACGGAATGTATAGATCAGGCACTCCAGCCGAGACGCCTTCGGCCTTCAGCTTTGCACCTGTGGTGCGGCTCCGTTGCCCGCCGTTTGGAATGGCAAATATCCGCGCCTCCTTGTGCGTCTGTCGCATCCACATAACGAATTCAGCCTGTTCAAGGTGTTCTGATTTCATCCCCATCTCCTGTTTGTTACGCGGTAAAATTTTCCATCCTGCCGGAATTTTATAATCCCCGGCGGCTCGCACGCATTCATTTCATCGACCAGGTAGTCCAGGTCTGAATTGTCCCGGTCAAAATTAGCGCCACATTTCATCGCTATCTCCGCGAATAATGTTCTCGATTTTTGTCCGGCGTAACCTTCGTGCAAAACGGTCAAATATTCGTTCACAGGCTTGTCGGACAATGCCCCGTAATATGTAACCAAAAGCATCTCCTTGCCGCTTGTGCGGCTTGTGTGGCGTCTCCACTGCCACTCGGTGACTTGCATACCGTCGGTGTCGAGTCCCATTATATCTAAATTATGCAAAACAGGCTTTGGTTTTGGCGGAGGTGGAAACATATAGCCACAGTCTGGACATACTTTGGCTGACAGGTGAACGATGGAATTGCACTCCGGGCAGTATTTTATGGGTGCTTCACCGTTCCCAGCCTTGCGGCCAGGATCAATATTAGTAATTGGTCCGTGCGATTCCACCACGCCCGCGAAGTCTAAAACTCGACAGTGATCCGTGTGTAATTTTGGGCGCATTCCCCGCCCTGCCATTTGAACGTATAGGCTCGCGCTCGCGGTCGGTCGCAGCATGGCAATCATATCAATGTCGGGATGATCAAACCCGGTCGTCAGGACGTTGGCATTTGTCACTGCCTTAATTTTGCCTGATTTAAAATCAGCGATGATTTCAGCGCGTTCGTTTTTCGGTGTCCCGCCCGTGATTGTCGCCGCGCTAATACCGCGATCTAATAATTCATTTCGAATATTGTGGGAATGCTCGACGCCAACGCAAAATATTAGCCAGGATTTTCGGTCGCCAGCCTGAGCAATTATTTCATCGGCGACTGGCCCGTTGATTTCCTTCCGGTCAACTGCTGCTTGCAGTTCGCTTTCAATATATTCACCGCCGCGCTTGTGGACGCCATCAGCTGATATCTTTGCTACCGTTACCTTGGATTGCAGCGGTGCAAGATGCTTTTTATAGACTAGCTCTTCAATGCTGGTCGGGGTAATGATATCGGCGAACAGCGCCGGGTCGTCTGTTATAAGGCCATGGCCCAACCGATACGGCGTGGCCGTCAGCCCAATCACTCGCATCGCCGGATTAATACGCGCCAAGGCGTCGATCAACTTTCGATAGCCGCCCTCCTGCTTGTGCGAAACGAGGTGACATTCGTCGATCAGCACCAAATCAAAGTGGCCAAGCGCGGCGGGATCAACGCGCCTGATCGACTGAATGCTGCCAAACGTAATGTCATCAAATCGCTTTGAGCCAAGGCCAGCCGAGTAAATGCCGAGCGGTACTTGAGGCCAGTGTTGCCGCAATTTCTCCGCATTCTGTTCGATCAGTTCCTTAACGTGCGTCAACATTAAAATGCGCGTATCCGGCCACTGCATCTTGGCGTCCTGGCACACCGCCGCGATAATGTGTGATTTGCCGGACCCGGTCGGCAACTCAATGCACGGGTGACCTTTGTGACCATCCGCAAACCATTTGTATAACTGGTCGATGGTGCGTTGCTGGTATTCACGTAGCATTGTGCAAATCCTCAATATATTCGAGCAATTGCCATCCACTAACAGCAACGCGATAGCCCGCCTTGCGCCTGGGAGCATCAAGTTTGACTGACCCCAGTAAATCGTCCGAGATCAGTTTTTCAGCGCGGGAGCGGGTCAACCCAAAAGCGGATAAATCAGACAAATCATAAAACGGTTTTAAAGTTGTCACCATGTGCGTCAATCTTGTCTTCGACTTCTCAATATAAGTGATAACCCTTTTCTTTTTCGGAGGTTTTGTTTTAAGTTTATTGTGCAAAGGCTTTTCTGCCTGAATTGCATCTGTCTCTGCAATCATGGCCGCCTTCCTAGTTTCAAACTCATCAATCTCTATTCTTTTTATATCCCTCGCCCACGGCGAACAGTGTATATGCTCCGAGGTTCGTTTTATTGCGTTGAGGGAGATGCCGACGTACAGCAACACGTTATCGTCGTCAAAATGGCGGTATAGATTTGTTTTTCCGTTTTCCATTAGATCACCCTCACTACTTCAGCGCCGGGAAATGTGCCCTTTACAGCCGCCACAGTTTCATTGGCGCAAGCCTCTCCGCCAGCGATCAACTCCTTGCTGGAAAAAGTAAAGGCGTCAGCCTCGCCGTTGCGAATATCCTTGCCATCTATGTCATAGATTGCCTCATGCGGATCGTTGCTGTCCTTGATAGTCCACGGGACCATATCAGGGTGCAGCACATGGCTTTCGCAGCCGACCTTCTGAAAGTCGCCGGGGATGTTTTGACTTTCCCATCGGGCGCAAGACCAGGTGCCGTCATCTTCCGGTGTGGCGTGCGCGCATGTCCGGCAGTTCACTTCTTGCGTCAACTGCTCCTTGTGGCAAAAGCTGTGCGCCGCGCAAAACTTGCATTGATACCAACTTGCGTTGGTCGATATCGGCGGTGGAATGCGCTCCGTGGTTGATATCCGCTTGCCGCGCTTTATCAAGTCACCGGCTGACTCTCTGTCGAGCGTGACCCGCTCAGTATATAGCGCATCGTCGTCCTTGCAGACCGCGACATATAACGCGCGGTTAATTGATGCCCCGGCCATGTAGACCTGCATTTGAGACCAGTGCATCGGCTTGGATTCTTTGACGCCTTTCTTGCACAGATCAGAGAATGACTTTTTATTGTGCGTTTTTATTTCCAATATGTGTCGCGTTTTGGTGGCCCCAGGAACGCCGGATTCAATAATGCCGTCGACCGAGCCGCCCAGATGACCGCCAAAATCTAAGCGCCTTTGATCGTCGCCGGTCTCCGTGATGTTTAATCCAATGGCCTCCAGGTCGCTGACCACGATGGATTCCTCATTGTGTCCGCGCCGGAATAGCCGCCGGATGCGACCGGGAAACTTCTCACGTACCGCCCAGCGGAATGATAGCCACATCCATCTTTCGCAGTGGTGACCCAGGCCGGAGCCGCCCATGTGAAGCCTTGGCTCGTCGTCCTGGTCGGCGTGGTGATCGTCAATCATGTTGGCGATTGTGTGGATGGGTTCGTCTATTTTAGTCATGGTAGTCTCCCAAAGAATTCTGTCTGGTTGCCGCTAGGTGCGTTGAACAAATACCAGGCGCAATTGTCCTTACCCGTCATCTTGCTGTCGGGAATCCATTTGACGCGCCCGATTGAAACAATCTTTTTGCAACGCAGCATGTAAGGTTCGGATTGACGTGTGTGCATCCAATCTGCGTCGAACAGCAACCACGTTGGCGCAATGCTGGATAGGTGCGTGATCAGCGGGTGCAGAATATCTCTGTCCCAAGGCGGGTTGGTTACGAACGTGTCGCCTACACATTTTTTAATATCAAAAGCATCTTTTCTTTCGATTTGCGACATCTGCGGCTCTATGTCAGACATTGAACTGCATATCCTTCCCGTGCTTTCCAGGATATCAACTAATGCCGCATTCCCGGCGCACGGTTCATCAAAGCTAACATATGGATCAAGATGCGGCAGCAGTGGGGTAACAGCGGCATACGGGGTTGGGTAGAAATCCCGGTCGCGCCGCTCAAAGTTTGATCTTTTCCCCATGTAAAAAAAATGGCTGGGGTTATTAGCCCCAGCCTCTCCCCTATTTTGCAGCCCATGGCGGTGATGCGGATGTCGCAGTCGATGCCGTTGCTGCTGGTTTCGATTTGCTAACCGCTGGCGGGGCGGACCCGTTCGCGGCCTTGAAGCCCTTGATTTCATTGCCTGGGCCATAGTTAGGATCATTTTTGACCGTAACCTTGATTTGTAGGCTACCGCCCAAAAGCTGGTCCGAATCTTCCAGCTTTGCCAGCCCGATCGCTCGCATGATCGTGCCTAATTGTTGTCGGCCGATCTCCTCAGCCTTCGGGTTTGGATTTCTGGTGTTAAGGTTACACCAGACAACCCGGCCTTGATATTCTGGGCCAATAATGTCGAACCTAACCGCGATGTATTTCCCGGTACCGGCCTTGGTATCCTTCGCATCTGCGCCGGAAATGCTGGCCGTGTACCAACCGGCTGGGACCGGTGTGAAATCCCGTGTCGCCTCAACTGGCATATCTTTTATGTCGAATGTCTCTTCTAAAAAACCCATTTTTTTATTCCTTTGTAATAGTGAATGATGCCCGGTTGGGCGTGGTCGTGATGCCATCCGAAAATGGATCGGTGATAGTCTTGGCGGCGTCCTTCCACACCTTTAAATTTAAATCCGGTTTCCAGCGAAACAGCGTTGAAAGATGCTCTTGCAGATCATTCTCCGCTGCGATTTCTTGGACCTTTTTACTGTCCACCTTGTGGCTGACGCGGTTGGTGATTTTGATCTCAAAAGGACCGGCCTTGTGCGTCGTGACACCTTCAGCAGAATTCAGCTTTAATTCTGAAAGGATGGCGTCCTCAGCCGACCGGCGAAACTCGACGGCTTGCTTTTCCGATATCTTTGCCGCCATCCATTGCGCGGCGAGTTGGTCTATGCTCATAATTAACTCCCTATCTTTGCGATGATTGCCGCCAGGTCTGGCGCTTCCCAGACATCTAATTTGCCGGACCGATCTTTGGCTTGCCAAATGCCGTCACTTTCGAGCATCAACGCGCGCTGCGTCAGGCCCTCGTCGTCTTTTTCGACCCGCAAGGCTGCTACGATGTCAAAGTAGTATGGAAGAGCCTGGCCCGTTTTATTCCCTGGCATACTGGGTGCATACAAAATGCGACCCATCTCATCCTGGGATTTTTCCAATTTCGCCGTCATTAAAACGTGCTTATCTAAATCGCGAAACGTTCTGATAACCTCGGCCATAGTGGTTTGCATCTCGCCGTATGCCTGTCGAGGGTCTTTGGCTGTGGCTTTTTCCGCACCCAGGCAGACCTCAGCGACTTCGCTTATGCTGTCGATGGCAACCGACTCAAATTGCTTCGACTCGTCACTGTCGGTGAGCCATTTGTAGGCCTCGCGCAGATCATCCATGCCGCCGATTTTAACGAACGGGATGTCGTGCTTTGATATAGACAGCAGGCCACCCTCCGCGCTGAGAATAACCGGTGTAGGTAACGTAGGTATCAGGCTGGTTTTGCCCGACCCGGCTTGGCCGTAGGCCAACGCTTTGATGCTGGCCGTTTTGACGGTCGTTGTGCTAGTTAGATTAATCATTCATTTTACTCCGAATTTCAACTAGAGATGCCGAGATCGATTCGACGTATGCTTCATCTTTTGCGCGCTTCATCTCGTCTTTACTCAAGCCAAAGCTGGCTGCAATTTTGACACATTCGTCAACTTGATTTTCTGTCTGCGCTGTTAGAGCCAGACTCAAAGCCAACACGGTGGCCTCGTAAGGTGTTTCTGGAGTGTTCATATCGATCTCACTTTTTTCAGGATCGCATTAATCCTGCGCGGATCGCCGGTATGGCAAACGCTGCGGCGTGGAAATTTCTTGAAGTATTTCTCTTCCCGCTTACGCGATGCGGCGCTTGGAATATTTACACCAAGCTCTTCCGCCCGGTCGCCACGAGGCAAAATGTATTTCTGCCATTTGCGCGGACCTTCTTCGAAGGCATCGGCCGGAGCGGCAAAATCGTATCCGGCGATAATTCCCAGTGCGCGAATTTCGGCGGCACTGATGTCCATCCGCTTGCCGTTTAAAAGTATCGTCTTCATGTTAGTTTCCTTATTTTGCTGGTTGGCGTCATGCCGGTCAGCTTGCACCCAAAAGCCCCGCTGCGGGATGATCCGAGCGGGGTTGTTTTGGGGGAGGGTGATTAGGCCAGTTCAGCGCTAACCCCAAGTTCTTTCAATTCTTTAACAATGTGATCGGCTTCAATTTTATTAAATTGTTGCGCCCCGTATTCTCCGCCGTAGGTCCATTCAGTTCCATCAACCTTCGTGGCGTCGCCATAATATGCGCTGAGATATGAGGGGAAGGCTTCTGTGGTTCTAACTACGTAAATCATAATCTTGTTTCCTTGTTTAATCGCGGTCGGCCAATCCGGTTGCGATTTCGTATTTACAATATACATAACTTGAACTAAGGTGTAAACAATAAAATGCAACAAAAGGGAAATAAAATGACAACCGACCAAGCAATATCGCATTTCGGGAGCCGTAAAAAGATGGCAGATTTCTTTGGCATCTGGCCGCACGCCACGTATCGGTGGGGTGAATTCCCGCCTAAATTGCGGCAGTTTGAAATTGAACGCCTCACCGGCGGCGAGCTGAAGGCGGAATCATGAACGTGTTAGAGGAGCGCGCCAAGACGCACGGACAATTTTGCGATGTAGCTAGGTCGGCGCAGGTGATTAAATCGGAAATAAATAGGGCGGACCATTTGGACTTCACGCAGATCGAGGCGCTTGACATGATAGCGTCAAAGATCGCTAGAATTTTGCATGGCAACCCAAATGAGCCGGACCACTGGCTAGATATCGAAGGGTATGCCAGATTGGTGCGGCTCGAATTGGAGGATAAGACGTGACAAATATTACCGATATGTTCGGCGGGGCATTTATACCGCCGGGTCAGCAACAAGTCGACCCACCTGAATTACAACTTGCCGATGCCATGCGGTCAGCCGGGATCGACCCGCCACACAAGCTGGAGATAGATGGACAGTTGCATCGCTTTAGCACCAAGGGCCGAAAGCGAGACGATTCCGGTTGGTATGTAATCTTCCCAGATGAGCCGGTCGCGGGCCGGTTTGGCTGCTGGCGAGATCAAATTGATTGCGTGTTTAAAGCGAATATTGGTCGCGATCTAACCGCATCTGAGAATATGGCCATTATAAGGCGGCAGACTGAGGCGAAAGAGGAGCGCGAAAGGGCGCGAGAAAAGAAGGCGTCCCTTGCCGCCAACACGGTTGATACCATATGGAGCGAAGCCATAGGGGCCAGCCCGGATCACCCATACCTCAAGCGCAAGGGCATTGAGCCGCATGGAGCTAGATTAACCGGCGACGGTCGCCTGATCGTCCCGCTCTACAATGCAGACGGTGAACTGGCATCGCTTCAATATATCTCTGAGGACGAGAAACGCTATCACCCAGGAGGCACCACAAAATCATGTTCCTGGACATTAGGCGAGGTAACGCCAGGACCGATATTCGTGGCCGAAGGTTACGCAACCGCCGCGACCGTCCACGAGATATCCGGTCGGCCCTGCGTGATATCATATTCAGCAAACAATCTACCTACCATCGTAGGCCAATTACGCGAGGCACACGGTCAGACGCAAGAGCTAGTGATCGTGGCCGACAACGATGCGAGCGGCGTGGGACGCAACAAGGCAGACGAGGCCAGCGCCAAGCACGGCGGGCGAATTGTAATGCCGCCGGCCGAGGGCGATGCCAACGATTATCTGGCGGGCGGCGGTGACCTGGCCGCGCTGCTATTTCCAGCCGCAGACGATTGGTTAATTCCAGCCGATGACTTCTCGGAGCAGCCTGACCCTATCCGCTGGCAGATCAAGCGATGGCTGCAAAGCCAGGCGCTGATAATGGTCCACGGTCCCAGCGGCGGCGGCAAGACTTTCATGGTGCTGGATATGGTGCTGGCGGTCGCATCAAAGGGCGCGGTGCCAGAATGGTTTGAAAACAAGGTGCGACCCGGCACAGTCGTGTATCTGGCCGGTGAAGGTCACCATGGGTTGCGAGGCCGAGTAGCAGCCTGGAAGCAGCACAATGCTGTTGGGTCGCTGGACATGTGGCTCTCGCGGCATGGTTTAGATTTAAACACGCCAGCAGGTTATCAAAAGACGGTCGATGCTATTCGGACACTGCCAAATTCGCCAGAGATTATTGTGGTGGATACGCTGCACAGATTTCTGGATGGTGACGAGAACAGCGCGGCAGACGCTAAGTCAATGCTGGACGCATGCGCGGCCATGATCAATGAGTTTGATTGCAGCGTGATCCTGGTCCACCACACCGGGGTGTCAAATGAGGCCCAACACCGGGCGCGCGGATCATCAGCTTGGCGCGGTGCGCTGGATATTGAGATCAGTGTGGTGCCCGGAGATACCATTGAGATCGTGCAGCGTAAATCTAAGGACGCCGAGGAAGCCGCGACGATATTTGTAGAGTTGCAATCGGTGCCAATTACCGGATGGCTAGACGAAGATGGCGAGCAGGTTACGTCAGCGGTGTTGGTCGCCGGTGTTGAACCTGCTAAAGCTAAGAAGGACAGCCCGCTCGCAAAGCATAAAAAGATGTTCGAGAATGCGTGGTGGGATTCCGGCGCGGAGGATTTAAAAGGTGTGCCGTATTTGTCGCGGTCGGCGTTTGCGGCATACCTTGAGAGGCAGAGATTTGAGCCGGGGACTATTAAGAATTATCTCAAACCATCATACAAAGGCGGACCTATTTTGGCGCTACAGGAAGCTCAAATCGTTCAAGCAGAATCCTCTGGGTGGATAATTATAGATCAAGTATGGGCCGGGGCGATGATGGTAACCAGGGATATCAAGTAGGGTACAAAAGGTACATTGTACCCTAAATGTACATTGTACCCTGGGGGGGCAGGAATGGCAGGACTAGGGTACAAAAGGTACAACACCCCTTTAGGGGTGTACCAAATGTACCCTCTGCCAGCGAGGGTGACTTGTGAGGATTAGTATGCTAGATGATAATTGTCGCCAGCGGACATGCAGCTCGCAGATGCCTCCCTGTTTGCTACAGCGCGTGGAAGCTGGCGACACTAATGAAAACTAGAGGGTGGTGGGATTATTCCCCACTATAAAGAGATGTAATGGCAAAGCGCGGACCTCCAACATTCAAACCAACCGACGAGGAGCGTGATCTGGTCGAACAGATGTGCAAGGTCGGAATCCCCCAAGAGTCTATATGCCGCGTGATTAGAGACGGCATAGACGACAAGACGCTTCGAAAACATTTCCGGCGGGAACTGGATACATCGAAGATTAAGGCTAACGTCGCCGTCGCTGGCGCGCTGTACAACAAGGCTGTGAACGGCGACACGGGCGCGCAGATATTTTGGGCCAAGACGCAAATGGGCTGGAAGGAAAAAAGCGAGATTGAACACAGCGGCGACATCAACTGGTCCATTCAGAATATTTACGAGAAATGATAGTCCAGCGCCGCATCAGGAATTACCAGGCCCCGCTGCATAGGTATATGGTGGACGGTGGGATGCTCGATAAAAGGGCAATCTGGCTGGCTCACCGAAGAGCCGGGAAGGACGAAGTGGCATTGCAGGTGACATTCCAGGCACTGATTGATAGACCAGGCTCGTACTGGACGTGCTTGCCTACCTATTCTCAATGCAGAAAGGCGCTTTGGGCGGCAGTGAACCCGCACACGGGAGTTCGACGTCTTTCTGAGGCATTCCCGGAGGAACTGAGAGAGTCGACAAATGAAAATGAGATGTTCATCAGGTTTAAAAATGGCTCAACCTGGCAGCTAATTGGCGCGGATCAATACAACACGCTTGTCGGCGCATCTGTCGCTGGCGTCACGTTCAGCGAGTGGGCGTTGAGCAACCCTTCGGCCTGGGGCTACATATCGCCTATGCTGCGCGAGAATAACGGCTGGGCGATGTTCATCACAACGCCGAGAGGAAAGAACCACGCATACGATATGTATAATTATGCGCGCAAAACTGATGGCTGGTTTGCCGAGGTCTCCAGCGCCATGGACACCGGCGCATTCGCAACTGCGCAACTTGACGAGATCAAGGCCGAATATGTGGCGTTATATGGCCGCGACTTTGGCTCGGCTCAATTTGAGCAGGAATATATGTGTTCCTTTGAAGCCGCCATATTGGGTAGTTTCTACGGTACTGAGCTGGCGGCGGCGCGCTCAGAAGGTCGCATCTGCGATGTGGCATACGATCCAGACCTGCCGGTGATGACTGTCTGGGATATTGGCTATTCGGACGATACGGTTATTCTGTTCGTTCAGATCATCGCCAATGAGGTTCGGATCATCGATACTTATAGCTCGAACGGGCAGAATTTGGCTCATTACGCTGGAGTTATTTCCGGCAAGCCTTACGAGTATTCGAGGCATGTGCTGCCCCATGATGCGCAGGCCAAGACGCTAGCGGCGGCTGGGCGGTCAGTATATGAGCAGTTCACGAAAGATTATGACCTGAAGAACGTCACGATACTGCAAAACAGAAACACCGAGATGCAGGGCATACTGGCCGCCAGGCACCTATTCTCTAGGTTATGGATAGACCAGGGCCAGGAAGATTTCCTCAACGCTCTGGGGCAATTCAGGCGTGAATGGGACGACGACAAGAAATGCTTCAGAGATCGGCCCGTACACGATTGGACAAATCACTTTGCCGACGCCTTGCGATATCTGTCATGGGTCTGGAAAGAGCCGGTCAGGAAGAAAACTCCCGTCCCCAACCCCACGCTAAGCATCGGCGGTCAATCGACCATGACGATGGGCGACCTGATGAAGTCGGTCAGACAACGCCATGTGTACGATTAGTTTGCAATTACCGTTGCGTTTGTGTCATCATTGATTTAGAGGGCATTATGAGTAAGACTATGAAGCCGAAGAAACCGAATAGTGGCATGGTTGCCGCGTTGATGGGCACAACCAACGGGAAACCCAAGAAGAAGGGCGGCTATGCAGGATAATTCATATCAAGCTGAAGAAGGCACCCTGGTCACGCCAGCGGATGCAGGTAAAGGCGCACCCGGCGTTGTTGCGCGGTGGATTGCAGAGCTAGACCTGAGCGACAAGGTCGAAGCAAATTGGCGATCCCGTGCAAAGGACGTGGCCGCTCGATACAGAGACGAGAAGTCCCAGTCGTCTCAAGGCGGGCGCTATGCTGGCGCGAACCGGTACAATATTCTTTATTCCAACATCCAGACGATCTGCCCGGCGCTGTACAACCAGTCTCCCAAGCCTGACGTCCGGCGGAGATACAGAGACGCTGACCCGATTGGCAAAGAGATATCCGACGTCCTGGAGCGCGCATTGTCCTACACGATGGACGAGTGCAACTTCGACCGCTACATGAGAATGGCGGTCAAAGACCAGCAACTGTGCGGTCGCGGTGTCACACGGGTGCGCTACGACCCGGTGTTCGCGGAGGAACCTGATGATGAAGGCGGAATGTACGACGACCTGAAAGGCGAAGAGGTCAAGTTTGAACACATCAATTGGGCTGACTTTAGACATGGCCCAGGTCGCATATGGGAGGAGGTCGAGTGGATCGCCTTTCGGCATTTGATGACCCGCGACGACTTGACGTCCAAATTCGGTGAGAAGATCGGCGACGAAGTTACGCTCGATTACTCACCAATCGGGATGGAAGACAAGGACGGCGACGAGGTAGCCAATACGTTTAAGCGCGCTACTGTCTGGGAGATATGGTCTCACCGTGACAAGGAAGTGATATTCATATCCAAGAGCCTGAAAGAACGGCCACTGAAAGTCGACCCGGACCCGTTGCAACTGGCTAATTTCTTTCCGACGCCGCGTCCCATTTACGCGACCGAGAATACCGACAGCCTTGTGCCCGTCGAGCCATTCCGGTTCTACAAAGACCAAGCGGACGAACTGGACAACATCACGCGCCGCATAAGCGGGATCATAGCAGCCTGTAAAGTGCGCGGCATCTACGACAGCACCATCACAGAGATGTCTAACCTGATGGACGCTGGCGAAAACATGATGGTCCCGGCGCAAGATGTATTGCCTTTAATGCAGTCTGGCGGACTTAGCAACGCCATCTGGATGTGGCCGATTGAGAAGATTGTTGGCGTTCTTGGGCATCTGTACAACCAGAGAGAACAGATAAAAACGACGGTATACGAGATCACCGGTATTGCAGACATTATGCGCGGTTCGTCGTCATCGTCGGAAACTCTCGGCGCGCAGCAACTCAAAGTGCAATTTGGTACGATGCGACTTGACGACATGAGCCGCGACGTCCAACGCTATGCCCGCGATCTAATCCGCATTGCGGCAGAGATTATCTCAGAACAGTTTAGCCCTGATAGCCTTGCCATGATGACTGACGTTAAACTGCCAAGTCCTGAAGAAAAGATGCAAGCGCAACAGCAAGCTCAGATGATGGCACAACAGCAGCAACCCATTCCGGGGATGTTGCAGGAGGTGCTAGACAAACCGACCTGGGAAGAATGCCTGCAGGTGTTACGCGACGACAAACAGCGATCATATCGTGTCGATATCGAAACTGACGCGACTGTCTCCGGCGATCAGGCGTCGGACCAGAAGGCAATGACCGATTTATTGCAGGGCGTATCGTCGTTCATAGGCAACGCTGGCCCGGCGGTTGCCGCTGGTTATCTGCCGTTGGAAGCTGCCAAGACTATGCTGATGTCTGCGGTGCGTCGATTTAAGATGGGGCGCGAAGTCGAAGACGCTCTGGACATGATCGGCGAAGATCAACAAGGCGGTAAAGATGAGGCGGCGCAACAACAGCAACAAGCAGCCCAACAGGCGGAACAGCAAGCAGCCCAGCAAGAACAGGCCGCTGCTGCCCAAGAAGCCCAAGTTCACATGCAAATAGAGCAACAGAACGCCGCGCTCAAAGCGCAAGAGGTGCAGCAGAAGGCACAGCTTGAGCAAGCCAAGATGGAACTGGAATCGTCTTCCAAGCAGGCCGACATGATGATGGCTGAGAAGGAAATTGCGTTAAAAGAACGCGAAATGTCTCTCAAAGAGTACGAAGCCCAGAAGCCGGAGCCAGACCCAGCCATGAAGATACAGGCCGACATGCAGATGGCGCGCGACCGTATGGAATTTGATGCCAGTGAAGCCGACAAACAACGCCAGGTCGACCTTGCGAAGACCATCATGGCTGAATTTAGTGGCCCAGAAGGCAGTCTAACTGACCCGGAACAGGCTCTAAACCGCGCATCGGAGATAATGTCGCGTATTAATGAGGTTATAGCTGCCACGCGCATGGTTGGCGGTGATATTCCTCTGTCTGAGACCACGATCATGGTCGCTGAAGGCGAAGAACCAACGGTGCTGATGTAGGGGGTGATGATGAACGGTTATAAAGACAATTACAGCAAGATCGAATGGTCTCACAAGCCTGTTGAACCAGGAAAACGGGTGTATATGGAGTCCAAACGGTCTCACTTAGCAGCGCCAATGGTATCCGGCGACTATGAGACCTACAATTGCCCGATAACCGGACGCAAGATTGAAGGCAAGGCGGAGCATAACGCAAATTTGCTCAAGCACGGTTGCCGAATTCAAGAAAAGGGCGAATTCGAGGACGTGAAGAAGCACGGCCAGAACAGGATCAACGCAGAGATGGATAAAGCCATCGACAAATCCGTTGACGCCATTGCGAGTCAAATAGACTTTTAAAAGGGAAAAGATATGTCGGAAGTTACCGAAGACGTTGTAGAAACACAGTCCATGGACGACTTCATGGGCGAACAGTTTGACGTTCTGGAAGCGGAATCACCTGAAGAATCTGCACCCGTTGAACAAAGTGCTTCGGAGGAAGCGCACACAGATGACGTTGTTGACGAAGCAACAGATATCGACACAGAGAGCGAAGGTTCTGAACCTGATAATCAGACCATCACAGCCCCGCAATCTATGTCGGCGAAAGACCGCGAAGCCTTTTACACCTTACCGCCTGAAAGTCAGCAATGGATTTCAGATCGCGTTAAGTCACAAGAGGCAGACTACACGCGGAAAACTATGGAAGTCGCAGAACAAAGGAAAATGTACGATAAGTTGGAACAGGCCATTGCGCCTCGCCGACAGCAATTTGCAATGGGTGGAATGGACGACAGCACCGCAATCGGTCAGCTATTTGCCCTTTCCGACTACGCAGAAAGCGATCCGGTGGGTTTCTCGCGCTACCTGTTAAATCAGCGTGGAATTCCTATTTCTGCTTTAACTGAACCCGGCGTGGAGAACCACGTCGATCCTCAAATGCTTGCCATGCAGAACCGTCTGCAAGGCTTCGAGAATCATTTTGCACAACAGCAAGCGCAGCAAAGCGAACAAGAAGGGGCCGTCGTTTCGGGCGTCATCGATGGATTTGCATCTGAAAATCCATTCTATGGCGAACTTGAATCCGAAATGATCCCAATTGTCTCCGCGTTGCGTGAAAGCAAACCCGGTCTAACCAGCGAACAGTATCTTGCCACGGCTTACAAAATGGCTATTGCAGCCAATGATGAAGTTGCGGCCAAGATTAATGTTGATATTAAGGCCAAATCTGAGGCTGAACGTATTTCCAAAGCCAAAAAGCAGTCGTCGGCTGCTAAACGGGCGGGCGGGACAAGGGTTAGTTCAACTGGCGTGCTGCCAGCGGGTGCTGCTAAAGCGAAAAGTGTGGATGATTTTATCGGAGCTTTAGTTGACGACCGCATGACAGCCTAGACTAGAAAGGTCTAAATCATGGGCGCTAATAGCTCGTTTACCGAAATTGCGGCACTTACGTATCGCCATTTCAAAAACACGTATCTGGAAGATAACGTGTCGAACCATACGGCTCTGCATCAGCGGCTGACAGAAAAAGATCGCATTGATCTTATTTCTGGAGGTTGGGAAATTCAGGTTCCTCTGGATTATGCTGAGAACGGCACATACCAACGCTACAGCGGCTACGATACGCTGGACATTGCGCAATCGGAAGTCTTTACCGCTGCCAATTTTGCGTGGAAACAGGTCGCCATCAACGTCGTAGCTTCTGGCCTCGAAGTTCGCCAGAACAGCGGCAAAGAAGGCGTTATCAAACTTGTGAAAAACAAGTTGAAGAATGCGATGCGGACAGCGGGAAATAACTTCTCGACCGACCTCTACAGTGACGGCACGGCTGCTAACCAGATTAATGGTCTGCAAGCTCTTGTGTCGGATGCTGGAACGGGCACGGTTGGTGGAATTAATTCCAGCACTTACACGTTCTGGAAAAGCATTCTTCAGTCTGCGGCCTCACCGCTGCAAGGCGGAGCTGGTATTACGCCAAGCGCCACAACCATTGAGAGCCTCATGCTCCCACTGTGGTTGGCTCTGACTCGTAACTCGGATATGCCGGACCTCATCGTAATGGACGATACCTATTTTACCTTTTTCGACGGTAGCCAAACGTCCATCCAACGCTATACCAACACCACGGATTTAAAAACCGGAAGCACTTCCATCAAATACAAAGGTGCTGATGTGGTGTATGATAGCTCGGCTTCTGGTATGCCGGACGCGCACGCGTACTTCCTCAACACTGACTATATCGGTATTTGCGCCCATCGTGACGCAAACTGGACGGAAGTCCCTGAGAAGTCTTCGGTGAACCAGGACGCGCAGGTTTTGCCGATCATTTGGCAAGGCAATTGCACCGTCTCTAATCGTTCACTTCAGGGCGTAATGAAAGCCTAGATCAACTCTGAAAGGAGAGTAAAATGTCAGACTACCAAATTACGAACTCGATTGTCGGGGCGCAGAACATCTCTGTAACCTCGACAACCCAAAACCATGCACTTGGGCTTATCGTCCAAGCTGTTGATCGCGCCGCCACGGCGTATGGTGCTGGTGAGTTCGTCTACCTCAAAGGCGTCGCATCGACGGTCTTGGGTTCTTTTGTAACGTACAACGCCGACGACAACTCAACCGCGCTTTTGGCTGCGAACGCCATTGGCCCGGTTGCAACCTCGATGTCGATTAATGTTGCCAGTTCTTTTGGCTGGTACCAGATTTCGGGCAAAGCGGTTGGTAAAGCCAAAGCCAGCTACGCTGACAACGGCCTTGTCTACGCGACTTCCACGGCTGGCAGCATCGACGATGCCGTCGTCGCTGGTGATCGTGTGAAATTGGCGTTGGGTGCATCTGCGGTGGACACACCGTCCAGCGGCCTTGCTGAGTTTGAGATTCAGCGGCCATTCATGGACGATGGGACTGCTGCTTAATTATGGACGGGGGCGCTCTTTCGAGGGCGTCCCCATCTTTAAGTTGAAAGGGAGAGATCATGGTTGAGATGTTACAGGAAGAACGGCACGGGTTTTACGTCGAGTTTGAATTACGGCCGGAAGAAGACCGGGAGGAAACTATAGCTCAAGGGATGCCGGTTTTTAAAGATGTCGAATTTGCTATGATTACGATGCCCGGCGGCGGATTAGTCGTAGATAAGCCAATTAATGAAGCGTTGCTGCATGAATGGAAGAATGGCGACAACCGAAGGAAGCCACCGTCTCCTTTTGCGTACCGCGCATATGAGGCCTGGAAGGAAGGCCGCGAGGCTCCTGTAAACGGCACAGACTTGAAGAACTGGCCTGGAGTGACCCCGGCACAGTTAAAGACCTGTCAGAATGCGACAGTCAGAACAATTGAGGATTTAGCTGAGGCTAACGCCGATACGATACGCAAGCTGGGAATGGGCGGCGTAGCGATGATGGAAAAGGCGAAGGCATACCTGGCGTCTGCGAATCAGAACAAGACTTCGGAGGAAGTTTCTGCTCTAATGGTCAAACTTGATGCGTTGTCTGATACAGTTAAACGTAAAGACGAACAGATTTCTGATTTGTTGGAGCGGCTAGATGAATCTACTAAAAAGCGTGGTCGACCCCGAAAAGAGGACTAAATGACACTTTTAACCATCGTCCAGAACTCGTGCGATATAATTGGCCTGACGCGGCCAACGGTTGTGATTGCGTCTCAAGACCAGAATGTACGCACATTACTGGCGTTGGCGCAGGTTGAGGGCAGAGAGCTTCTTGACCGCTATTCCTGGCCCGCCACTCAGATTGAGAAGACGCACACAAGTCTGGCGGCAGAGGTGCAGGGCGTTATGACAACCCTTGCGCCGGGGTTTTCTTATATCACCAGCGGCACGTTCTGGGACCGGACTCTGACGCAGCCTGTGACGGGACCGCTGTCTCCTATCGAATGGCAAGCCCTGAAGGCCCGCACAGCGACGGGACCATACCCTAGCTACAGATTGTTTGGGGGTAAGCTCTACGCCTACCCAGCGCCCGCTGCGGGGAATACATGGGTCTTTGAATACCAATCGACATACTTCTGCCAGTCCAGCGCCGGAGCAAATCAATCGGCATGGGCTGTCGATACAGATGTCGGCGTGCTAGACGAGAACCTGATGGAATTGGGGATTGTCTGGCGGTTCAAGAAGAAAAACGGATTAGATTATTCTGAAGATTTTAGGTCTTATGAGCAGAAACTAGCGAACGAAACTTCACGCGCTGGCGGACGGCGGGTGTTAGATATGACCGGAATGGGTTCCGCTGCACGCGGCGTTTACGTCCCCGAAGGAAGTTGGGCTTAAAAAGGAATATTCGATATGATGGATGGGCAGATCAGCAAAGAAGACATCATGAGATTGTTGGAAAGCGAAGAAGGCAAAGCTATTTTACAGGAGATAATGGGAGCAGAAAGCTCTGGCGAAGCTGTTGGTGGTGAACCAATGCATATGATGCCTGATGGCTCTATGATGAAGGGGACCACTCATACGGATCGGTCTGGTGCGGAGTTGACTGAAGATATTTTTAACCAATCGCCAGATGCAGGGAATGCACTGGATGACCCTAGCAAGGTGCCGATGATAACGGAAACTGGAATTGTTGACCCATATTCGTCGGAGTCACTCGAAAAAAGAAGGATGATTGAGGAATACTTGCAAGCTCAGAGGAACAAAATGGGGAACGCCTTAACAGGCCGATAATAGAATGCTCCAACCTCTTACAGACAACTCCAGGAAGTCCAAAGTATCGCAAAGCGCGAGTATTCCTGCGCCTGTGAAAGGTTGGAATGCGCGGGATTCATTGGCGAACATGGCCGAAGATTTCGCTGTTGAGCTTGAAAATGTGTTCCCCAACCTGACAAGCTGCGATCTCAGATCAGGCTTTGCCTCGCATTCCACGGGGAATGGCACTGGCGCGGTCGAGACTCTGGTCGAATATGCGGGGCCATCGACACGCAAACTTCTGGCCGCCGCTGGCTCTGTGATATATGACGCCTCTGCTGCCGGTGGCTCCACGTCGATTGCTACGGGAAAATCAAACGCACGATGGCAAACGGTTATGTTTGGAACGTCGGGCGGCAACTTTCTCTACATGGTCAACGGCCAGGATGCGCCTGTTTACTATAACGGCAGCGCCTTCGTAACGCCAAGTCTTGCCGGTGTAACAGCGGCTAACATTGTGAATGTTGCGGCGCACCATCGACGCCTGTTCTTTGTTTTTAACGATAGCCTGATATTTGGATATCTTCCTGTCGTATCTGTGGCCGGGACGGTCGCGACATTTGATATTGGCGGACTCTGTAAGAAAGGCGGATACATTCAAGCCATTGGTAGCTGGACGCGGGATGGCGGGTCCGGCCCTGACGATCTATTTGTCGCGATCACCAGCGAGGGTGAATGCATCATCTATTCCGGCAACGATCCTTCCAGTGCTACAGCGTGGAATCTAGTCGGCGTGTTTAGTATCGGAAAGCCTATTGGCCGTAGATGCCTGGAAAAGGCTGGGTCTGATCTGACGGTTATCACACAGGACGGCGCTATATCCCTGGCGACGTTCCTTCCGATTGACCAAGTGGCTGGATATAGCCAAGCGATGTCCACAAACATTCAGAATGAGTTTCTTGCGTCTACAAGGTTGTATTCTTCCATCTTCGGGTGGCAATCCATCCATTATCCGCAAGGCTCTTACTCGCTATTCAACATTCCCAAGACCGCTTTGCTGGCTGATCAATATGTCATCAATACGCAGACTGGTGCGTGGTGTAAATTTACCGGGCAGAACGCGGCCTGCTGGTCGTTATTCAATGGCGACCTATACTTTGGCGCACAAGATGGCGGCATAATCTACAAGGCCGACACTGGCCAAAGCGATAACGATGCGGACATAGATTGGAAAATCAGACCTGCCTTTTCATATTACGGGTCGAGAGGGAACCAGAAACTATTCAATTTGTGCCGTCCTAATTTCACAACAAACGGCGCTCCTGCGTTTGCCATTGATTTAAACCTGAACTTCTCAGACATAAATCCGACTAACGTCCCAACAACCCCAACTCTGAGCGTTGGCGTCTGGGATGTGTCTAAATGGGATTCTGCGGATTGGGCTGATGAAGTTGTCAATCAATCGTGGACGACGGTCTTTGGCATAGGCGAGTGTGCGTCACCAACCATTCGCGGTAGCACCAAATCGATAACCTTGTCGTTCACGGCGTATGACATGGTTTGGCAGCAAGGCGGGGCGCTTTAATGGCTGAGAACGACTTCTGGGAAGAACAATTACGCAACTGGGTGGAACAATCATCTAATAAGAATTCAGCCAGAGCGTTGCCCCCTAAAACTATGAGTGAGGCATTGAATAACCGGTCAAAGGTTAAGCGCATGTCGCTCTTGCCGTACCCTCGACGGGGGGCTGACGGCGATATTGATATGACGGACTGGGTTGCGCCACAGGTCGCGATTGATCTAATAGAGTCCGCCCAACTTCCGGGGCAGGTCTATCGCGGCGAAAAGGCGGGAACGCCAGAGGAAGCGCGCAAGATGGCGGTGGACGTCAACTTCGGTTCTGCGTTGCTGGGAAAGGCCCCTGCTGGGTCGCTGGGGATGAATATGCTGCGGCGCGAGCCGAAGATGCCTAGTCCATACGCCGCCGCGCCGGGATCGGACCCCAAGTATCTAGGGGCGGCACCGGACCGCACAGACATGTCTTTTCTAAGGTATACCCCAAAGAAAAATACGGCGCGCGTTGAGGCGTCTATCGCAGCTCTGCGTGACCCTGAAAACCCTATGCGACAACAAATGATGGCGGATATTGAAAAGGGGCAGAAACTTGGTGGCGACGACTGGTACAATACGGAAGAGTTACGCGATTGGTTTGTGAAGGAACACGGCGCGAAGGAGGGCCACAGACAGTGGGCCGAGTATATGGATTTGATGGGCGCAACGTCGCCTGGATCAAAGGTTCCCGCAAATATGGGGAATGCGTCGGCCATGCGTCAACGGATGTATTCTGAAGAAATTCCGGGCGGTTCAAACCGTACCACAGGCGAAATATATCGCGATGACCTTGCTGCTGTAGATAACTTAGAAACTGCCCGTCCGCTGGCTCGTGGCAGAGAGCCTGGGTATGGACACAAAACTCAGGGGCTGCAAGAATTAATTGCGGCGCGGCAGGCTCAAGGAAATTGGACCGGAGGTTTGCAGCCGGGCGTCCCTGCTGGCAAGGGTTCCTGGCGAGAAAATCCAAAGCCGAAAGGGTTTGCACAAAGCCTAAAGGGCAGCGAGCGCAACATTGCTGCGGACCTGCACTTCACGCGCTATATGGCAATGGCTTCGAAAGACCCTGAATGGTTGTCTGGGAATGCTGAGATAGGGCAAGATGTCCTGTCTAAGTTAAGGTCTGTTGGCGGCGATGGCATAGAGAAGTACATAAAAACACGCGAAAAAGACGGGAAGGTTTTAACGTCCTTTAACGTAAAAAAGGCGGCGAAGGATGGAGCCATTACGGTTGATGAGGTCTCCAAGTTGGATTCTCCACAAATGTGGGCTGATAAGCCCAATGACAGTGAGTACGCTGCCATGGAACAACTTATGTACGAGATAGGGAAAGGGACAGGGCAAACCGGCCCTCAACTCCAGGCGTCCTTGTGGATGGGCGCGGCTGACAGAACCGGCGTTGACCCTACCAGTCAAGGAACCTTTATGGAGCTACTCCGAAGGCGCGCGGCCAAGCGTGGGGAAAAAGAGGGGCTAACAGAGCAGCAAGTTCTCAAGAGGTTTGTGAAAGACCGTGGTTTACTGTCCAACCCCGGCGACCCACTATCCGCAGCCGCAGCGTTACAGAAGCAATACGAAGACGAACAGCTTCTGAAGTTTCTTGAAACAGGCGCTTAACAACAGGGCGGGGCACTTTGAACCAACTGATCTGTGGCCGCGACGAAGAACTCGCGGAATGGGCGGAAGATCACTACCCCGACTGCGCGCCGTTATCGCGACCTTTGACATCAATAGGCGTGGCGTCAGATAGCGGTGATATTATGGGGGTTGCCATTTTTCACAATTATCGTCAGAATGACATCGAAGTCACTTTCATAACCGCGACCCCAAGGTGGGCCACGCTGGGAACTATACGGGGAATACTTCATTACCCGTTTAAACAGCTAGGCGTTAAGCGGATGACGGCTATTACTAATAAATCAAACAAGAAGGCCCGAAAGCTATTAACCGGTCTTGGGTTCGTCCTGGAGGGCGTGCATCCTTTTGCAGCTACAGACTGCACATCAGCTTGCACATACGGGCTATATGCTAAAAACGCGGAGAGATGGTTAAATGGGTAAAAAAACTCCACAGGCTCCTACTCCTCCCGATCCGGTTAAAACGGCGCAGGCTCAGGGTGTCATCAATAGAGAGACGGCAATCACGCAAGCCAATCTAAACCGGTTTGATGAATATACGCCGTATGGATCGTCTACTTGGTCTCAGCAGGGGGGCAGGGCAACTCCAGGGACTCCAGGAACTCCAGGAACCGCAGGCACTCCCGGCACCCCAGGGACGGGGGGAACCCCAGGGACTCCAGCTTCCAGAGAGCCTATTTATTCTGAAGATTCATGGGTCGAGGGTTATGACGACGACGACAGCGAGGGCGGCACTACATATGTCCCCGGATATATGAAAAAAGGGGGAGAGATAACCGGATATAGGGATATTGCTGCCACCCCAGGCACTCCCGGCACCGCAGGAACCCCAGGTACTCCCGGCACTCCAGGCACCGCAGGGACGCCAGGCGGATATGACCCCAACGACCCTACTCAAAGGTGGACAAGAACAACAACGCTCGACCCAGAGCAGCAAGCACTTTTCGATAAGCAGACGGCTGTTACCAATGAACTAAATCAAACGGCTTTGGATCAAGTTGGAAGGGTTGGACAAGCCCTCTCCACACCATTCTCATATGAAGGTATCTCTCCTGCTGGTTCGACGGCTGGCGCTAGGTCTGCGGCTGGAAGAGTCGCAGATATTAGCAACACGGCCTACGACTATTCTGGACAGCCAGCGGCACCAAGTGCGCGAGGCATTACGGATTCAGCCGATATTGCCGCTCGATCTGTTAGCTCTCCGTTCTCTTTTAGCGGTCAAGCCCCCAGCACTTCTGGCGTAGCTAACGCGGCTCAGATGGGTGCTAATGCTGTTAGTACGCCATTTGCCTTGCAAGGCAGAGGGCCGGGTACTGCTGGCATATCTGGCGCTGCCGACCGTGCAGAGGCCGGTATGGCGCAGCGGTTCAATTACGATGGGTTGCCAGCGGGGTCAACTGCCGCAGGGTCTCAGGCTGCTGTCCAGCGGACCACTGACGCCTACGGGACGCCACTTAATTACGATGGCGCACCAGCGGCACCCGGTGCAGATTCAGCGGCCCGTCAGCAAGTTATCGATTCACTGTACCAACAGCAGACGTCTCGCCTTGATCCTAGATTTGCAGGCGAGTTAGTACAAAAAGAGACACAGCTTGCGAACTCTGGCATAACGCGCGGCAGCGCCGCTTTTTCTGCCTCAATGGACGACTTCTACAGGGGTCGAAATGACGCCTACCAAGGCGCACAAAACGCAGCTATTCAGGCCGGTGGCGCGGAGCAATCCAGGCTCTTCGGGTTAGGATCAACGGCTCGACGTAATGCAATCTCTGAACAGAATTATCTGCGTGACTCAGTAGGCAGAGAGCAAGACCAAATTCTTGGGCAGCAAGGCCAACTGGCGAGCCTGCAAGACAGAATTCGCGGCAGAGGCGCACAGGAACGCCTAGCGGAACGCGAAGTTGGTCTCAATGAATCTGAGAGACTTCAAGGAATGAGGGGCAGACAATTTTCGGCGGAAGGTGCCGCCAGAGATCGTTCTGTCCAGGAGCAATTAATTCAGCGTAATAAGCCCATGGAAGAAGCCGCTCAGTTGCAAGCGTTAAGGGCGAGAGAGTTTGGCGCGCAAGGCACCGCCAGAGACAGGTCTGTGCAAGAGCAATTAATAGATAGAGATCGTCCGCTTGAGGAAGCGGAGCGGATGCAAGGTATGCGTAGAGCAGAATTTGACACTCAATCTGATGTAAGAGACAGGTCTGTTCAAGAACAATTAATAAACAGAGATCGTCCGCTTGAAGAAGCGGAACGGCTTCAAGGCATGCGTAGAGCAGAATTTGACACTCAATCTGATGTAAGAGACAGGTCTGTTCAAGAACAATTAATAAACAGAGACCGTCCGCTTGCGGAAGCGGAGCGGCTTCAAGGCATGCGCAGCAACCAATTCGGTGTGGAGTCGGCGGCTAGAGATAGGTCTACCAGCGAGGAATTAACGCTGCGAGGTCTTCCCGCTCAAGAGCAGGCTCAAATCCAAGCCATGCGCGGTGCGGCATTCGACGCGCAGGGGCGAGAGAGATCGCGTGGCATTGGAGAGCAAGACAGTCTCCGTAACAGAGGTCTAACAGAGCAGCAAGCTAACTATAACATGCAAGCTGGGTTGTTTGGCCTCGATCAATCAGCAAGGCAGCGCGCAATTGAGGAATCTGCGTATCTTCGTAATCTTCCATTGAACGAGACTTCAGCTTTGATGTCTGGCAACCAGATTATGAACCCGACGTTTGGGTCTGCTTCGCCAACAGCGGTTGCTAACACAGATTATTCCGGGCTGGTTCAGAACAATTACAACGCTCAGGTTAATGCGGCAAACGCGGCAACGGGAGCGAGAAATGCCCAGACGGGCGCTCTGGCTGGAATAGCCAGTGCTGGAATAACGGCGTTCTGATGAATAAAGCTATACAATTTTCTGGGGGTAAGGATAGCATTGTTTGCTTACACCTGTTCAAAGACGAACCTGATATAAAGGTTATATTCACCAATACGGGGAATGCCTTTCCTCATGTTCTGGATTTTGTATCTGAGACCTGTGAGAGCTTTGGTTTGCCTTTGATTGTTGCTGGACCAGAAAAGCCTGTTTCTGATTGGCATAAAGAGGTTGGGTTTCCTGCTGATATTGTTCCCTGGGATTCAACACCAGCTATGGCAGAAGTGTCAGATAACAGCTTCGGAAAGACACTGGTTCCTTATACCGACTGCTGTTCTGCGAATATCTGGCAACCGATGAACAGAGCAGTCATGGAGAATGACATAGGATATATAGTCAGAGGGTCAAAATCTTGCGACTCGAAGGTCGGTGTTCCAGATGGATTTGTCGATGAGAATGGAATCCATTACCACTCACCTCTTTGGGATTGGACCGATAAGGATGTCTTTGATTACATATCTGAACACAAGTTATCTATCCCTGACCAATACGAGAGGGAGCATAACGACAGTTTGGATTGCTGGTGCTGCACCGCATATATGAGTAAATCCGGTGCTGCCAGGTTATCTTACACTAAAGAGAAATATCCCGATCTATATGATATAGTCCAACCAAACATATTGGCGGTAAACTCTACCGTTAAGGCGGCTTTAGATTATTACGCGGAGGGCTTTTGATGGCTGGAAGATTCGGTTCTTTAAAATTTTACGACGACGATATGAAAAAAGCGTTGCGTGGAGCCACCCCCAAGAAGCTGGACCGTGTTAAACTAGACACATCCCCAACAACAGCTTTAGGCGGCGTAGCCAGAGTGGCTGGAACCTTTGCAGAGCAGATAAGGGCAGCTAACGAAAAGAAAGTGTCCGAAGAGCGCAGAAAGATGAGGTCTGCGTTGTTACGGGCGTATATGGCTCCGAAGAAAGTCTTCGATCCCACTGCGGGAGAGGCTTCCATAATGGACGACGACGCGCCGGAAGAAATGCCGGAAGTGAGTCAGTATGATGATGCAGAAGCAGCCTTTAAATTGAATAATCCTTCTCGAATGGAAGCTGCCCTCCGCGCCCAAAGTGAATTTGTACCGCCCGAATCAGGTATGTTTGGTCCTGGGGCAGGCGCCTATGCTGGCATGGGCGACGAAACAATAGATGAGCTTTCTCTCTTAGAGTACAACAATCGTCTGGCGGAGGAAGAAAGAGAGAGGGCGCTTGCTGAAACAATAGACGCTGAAGGACGTAAACAAACGAACGCGATGGAGCTTGCGGCTTACAGACGGGAAAAGGGCGGCAATGCGAAATATAGCAACACCCCTATTTGGGGAGAAGATTCGGAAGGAAACCCTGTTTTAATGCAGACGAACAATGCCGGAGGGGAGTTGAGGATAGCAAAACTACCGCCTGGAGTAACCGCCCGGCGCGGCCAAACTTCAAGAGTTGACCTAGGTGATAAGTGGGCTATTCTTGACGCCAACGGCACAGTTATTGGACACCAGCCTAAGGGCCTAGCGCCGAAACGCGTCGTAAACAAGGCAGGGG